GTAGCCGGTCTTCTCCAGCAAAGCAAGTTGCGTCGTCTTCCCGGATCCTATATTGCCATCGATTATGACACGGACCATTTATTTCTAAGAGTTCTATTCCTTTACGTAGGGTTCAGGCATGTAGCCTGAGCCCGAGCCCGTCGCCGTGGCCGGGGCAGGAGCCGGAGCCGGGGCAGGAGCCGGGGCAGGAGCCGGGGCAGGAGCCGGAGCCGGGGCAGGCGTAGAGGGACACACGGGGCACACCTTGTTGTAGCACAGGCCCACGCTATCACAAAGCTGGTTCGTGAATGACAGGGACATCCAGATGATCAGGAAAAGGACGAGAACACCTGCGAAAACAGCAGCGATAGACATTTACTTTATATCGATATTTTATTCATTCTCGACCAGAACCACCACCTGACCGGTCCGGCATGCGCCGTTCCGGACGGGCAGAGACAGGCCCTCAGGTCCCTCTGCCTGGAGGGTCGCACGGTACTTGTAGTTGTCCTGGAAGGCAACCCCCTTCTCGGCCATAATCTGATCGTTTAGGATGCGGCTGGACGAAAACTCGGTGAGGCAGCGGCCATCGGCCATGCCATAGCGCTGAGACATTTGAGATTACACTAGATTTTATTTAGTCCCAGGGACGAGTGCTCTTCGAGAACTCGGTGCCACTCCCCAAATGTCGCCCCCATGATGTTGTCGAACAGTTCCGGCTGCGCCGATGGCTTGATGAGTATGGCCGGGTCCCTCAAATTTTGATTCAAAATTGAGTAAGCCTCGGCAATCTCATCGAGTGTCTGCGCCCCCGTCACTATGATCTTCCCTGTACTGAAGATGCTCGCCGTCACCTGCTTCTGCCCAGGCTTGGGGACGAACTTGACCTTGACTGCGCTGTACCTGTCGGGGTCGAAGGTGACTTTGAACGAAGGACTCGCAGAGTCCTGACCAGGGGCGGCCTTCGAAAGCTTCCCTATAATCTTGAGGAGGTTGACCGAAGAGTTCAGAGAGAAGTTGGTGTTGATCATCTTGACCGAAACCTCATCGACCGGAACAACAGCCTCCTTTCCAAGGACAACCATCAAAATAAAGGACAGTTGCTTGAGGATCCGTCGACAGTCGAAGAGGTCTGCACACCCGGCCACCTGGATAGAGCCGTTCGGGAACAACTTGATGCTCTTGCGGGACGAGTGGTCTTCGTACCCAATAGTCACCTGGTTATAAAAGGCCGTCTCCTTCATCTTCCACGCAAAGCCACGCGACCGGGACCCCTTGGGCCGAACATAGACCGTCTCGAGTTTCTTGAAATTTTCACGAAACTTGGGAAGATCGATCGCCTCCAGAAACTTCGAACACATCGTAATTGTCGTGATGCGGACCCACGATGGATCGGGGGACTGATCGTTGATCAGTCCGGCCCGGATGCGGTTCAGTTTCTGAATGTAGGCGAAGGATGTGGAATCATGGAGTCGCGCCATTCTCTTTACATGCTAAACGTTCTTTAGGTCTTTAAGACCTGGCGAGGGGAGGACACGAATTTTTGAGGGACCTTAGGTCCCGACGGGCGGACGAAGTTCCGCCCTAGTACCCCGCAAAATCCTTCTCAGCGGTGTACGGCTCGGGCATGTACGTAGAGGCACCGAGCGATCCAGCCGTCGCGGCATTTCCCAGAAGAGTTGTGCGCTCGTCAGCCGACAATGCCTTATTGGACCACCAGTAAAAGTTGCGAATTTTGCTCTTTCCCAGAGGCGGCGCGACGCCTCCCGCCTCCACCATCCCACCCCAAGCCCATGCACCAGTATTCCACTTAACTCCGGTTGTGTTTACAGAGCTACCGTTAGTCACCGTGGCCAATACACCGTCTACGTAATAGTTAACCGCAGTTCCGTCGCAAACAACCATTATGTTTTTATAACTAGCAGTCGACGGTACGAAACTATCCGCATAAACTTGCATCAGTTGCCCCCCTGTACCGCCTACCGTGGCCTGGTAAATGAGCACTCCGTTTTTCTGCCACCACGTCGCAGGCGGGCTACCTATCCCGTTATTAATATAGAAAGACGGCGACCCCCCGGCGTGTGTGAAGACGGCATAGGTCGAACCCGCAACGGTGCTCCAGGTGCTTTCAAGTTTCACGTCCATAGTGAACGAGTACTTGATAGTGGGGCCTGTTGGCTCAGTAGGCGTGATTGCCGCGCCCCACGTCCCAGAGAGCGTAGCTGGGTCGACGGCGGGGACCTGGATGGCCTTGGCCGACGCAAGAAGCGTCTGGAGAGGGGTGAGCGCCACCGGAGCCGGTCCTGGAGCCGGTCCTGGAGCCGGTCCTGGAGCCGGAGAGCGTTCATAAACGGATGCACAGTTCATACCCGCCGCCTGGTCGTCTGGGTTTGACGTGTCGCAGAAAACATTGCCCGCCCAGAGCCCCCCTGCAGTCACAGAGCTCACACAGCAACAGACCAACAGGACAATCAAAATCGGCAATGCTTTGCTTGTCGTCTGGCTTGATATTTTATATAGTCCTATGTTTTTTTTGGGACACCTACGCCCTCTTCGCCGCCTTCTTGACAATCTTCGCAAAAGGCGTGCGGAGGATGTTCGCCTTGACGACCTTTTTGTAGTACTTCTTGAGTTTCTCGTCGTTCGGGTGAATCTCATTCGTCTTGGTGACGTTGTGGGCGATGATCGAAATCAGCTTCTGCTTCTTGACCGAGTTAATAACCTTGTTCAGAGCGGCCAGGCGTGGCTTTTGAAGCCGCCGCTTCTTTGGGCGTCCGATTGTCCGGGCAGCCTTGCGCTTCCGCGTCTCTGTCGTCTGGCTCATCGTGTTCAGGCCCTCCAGAACGTTCACGGCGTTATTCTTTCCACCCAGTTTCTGGACTGCATTAATTGCCGCCGGGCTCGCACCCTTGATGTTGATGGCCTGCGCGACGTTGCCACCCGTCTCGTTGAGAGCCTCGGCCGCCTTTGCAACCTCCGGCGCGCCACCAGGAACAGCCGCGACGGTGGTAAGCGCACGAGGGATGCCACCAGCGTTGTTGATGGCATTCTGCTGCATAGGAGGCAGGGGTGGTGGCGGCGCCGCCCCGCTCTCGAGAACCATCCGACGGCGACGCAGCTCATTCAGGTTGTTTCCACCACCACCGGATCCCCCGCCATTTCCACCTCCGAATCCGCCGCCGTTTCCTCCTCCCAGAACTGCCCGACGGCGCCGAATCTCATTGAGGTTATTTCCACCGCCGTTTCCTCCTCCCAGGACTGCCCGACGGCGCCGAATCTCATTGAGGTTGTTTCCCTCCCCTGCACGCCGGTAGCGCAAGTTCCGGTTCTGCACCTCGTTTGTTTTGCGCTTGAGGCGCTTCTTTTGCTCGGCGAACGCCCGAGCGATGTTCTCGTTCGAGACGCGCCCGAGGTTCGAGGCCAGGTTCTGCAGCTCACGCTCGTTGCGGGCGTTGCGGACGTTGTTGATGACGAGCGAGGTGGCGTTGCGTCGGCCGCTGAAGTTGCGCGGCAAAAGGCGCAGGAGCTCGCCAATCTTCCGGGCGCGCTTGGACCCAGACTCGTACTTGAGATCGCGGAGAGCCTGCTCGAACAACTCCCTGATAGCCTTGTTGATCCTCTCAGCGTTCGCGGGATACTTGCTCCGGGCGTTCAGGAGTTCCTTGAGGCCGAGCTTCGAGTAATTGCGCGGGGTCACGGGTGTCGGTGGCTGGGGGGCGCCAGTGAGATTGTTTGTGGAGGTCCCGGCAGTCTGCTTGCCAGTGAGATTGTTTGTGGAGGTCCCAACATTCTGCTTGCCAGTGAGATTGTTCGTGGAGGTCCCGGCAGCCTGTGGCATCTTACTTGTAGGCAACAAAATAGATGATGAATTTTGATTCGAAATTGCAGTGGGTGGGAGGGACTGGCGCAGAGACTGAAGAATCTTCTGGACCAACTCGTTCGACTGATTTCCGTTGGTGGACAGACGCTCGACGACTTTGGCCTTGGTGTTCGGTGTCAACGCCACCTTGTTACGGATCAATTTTGTAATTGAATTGACAAGAACATTCACAGGTGCCTGTTGGATCACAGCGTTCGTGGTTGCCTGACCCCCGACAGCATTCTTGATAATTGCCACAATTCCAGGGACAATATCCTGGCTGTTCTTCAGGTTGGACAGACCCTGCTTGGGATTCGCATGGGTCCGAATAACGTTTGTAATTTTCCGTACGAGTTCGTCGTTCGACATTCCTATGAGAGGTGCAGAGAAAATTCGTGTCTTCCCCAAGTCAGGTCCCAAGACCTGATCCACAAACAACGCTCAAAATGGCTCCACTTCTTCGAACCCGCCTGATTTCGCCCTACCAGCACGAAGGCGTCAAGTGGCTTTTGGCGCGTGAGGAGGACCCCGCGCGTCCTGGTGGCTTCCTGTGTGATGAGATGGGGCTTGGCAAGACTGTCCAGCTGATTGCGACCATGCTACTCAACCCAAAACCACACACATTGGTCGTCGTCCCCAAGTCGATCGTCGGTCAGTGGTGCGACGAGATCAAGCGGTTCGCGCCGAGCCTAAGCGTCGCATCATTCGATGGCGCCAAGAGGGCGCTTCCGGATACCCTTCCAAATGTGGTGGTTGCTCCATATTCGATCCTCCCGCACCGTGTGGGCAGCCCCATGTGCCCCCTGCTGAGCGTCGAATGGGACCGTGTGATCCTCGATGAAGGGCACGAGATTCGCAACAAAAAGTCGAAGAGTCACATCGCGTGCGCGGCTCTCCATGCGCCCATCCGGTGGGTCGTGTCAGGCACGCCCGTCTTCAACTCCATCAAGGACTTTGTGGCGCTCTGCAGCTTCGTGGGCATCCCACGAGATGTGGTCCAGGGCTACACCGACCAGGTGCGAGACGCGTATGTCCTCCGGCGCACCAAGGAGAGCGTGGCCAAATTCAACGCGCGCCTCGCGCTCCCTCCGTGCGAGTTTGAGAACATCGAGCTCGAGATGTTCCCGGAGGAAAAGGCGCTCTACGAAGAGGCCTTCAGTCGCGGGCAGGATGTGGTCCGCGAGGTGATCCAGATGGGGTCTGGAGCCGGTCGGCAGATGATGCTCCTCGAGGCGCTCCTGCGCGTGCGCCAGGTGATGACGTGGCCTCAGCTGTACCTGGACGGCATGGCCATCAAGGACGACGAAAGTCCGGAACTGTGGGCCCCGCGGCGGTCCAGGAAGATGGCGACCCTCATCGCGAATATTCTCGAGCACCCCAAGGAGAAGGCGCTCATCTTCACGCAATTCATGGGAGAAATGGACCACATCCAGGAGATGCTGACGGCTATAGGCCTTCCGGTGTTTCGCATCGATGGGTCGGTCCTCAAGGAGAAGCGCGAGGAGGCAATCGCAGGGTTCAAGGCTGCTGCGCCGGGTGCAGTCTTCCTCATACAGATCAAGGCGGGCGGAGTGGGTCTAAATTTGCAGGAAAGTACCCGCGTCTACATCACGGCGCCTTCTTGGTCACCGGCCACGGAGCTTCAAGCGGTCAGCCGGGCTCACAGGACGGGACAGACGCAGAAGGTGGTGGTCAAGAGGCTCATATATGTGGGCAGCGAAACCCTCCCGAGCGTCGAACAGTCTATTGTACTTTTACAAGAAAGCAAGTCCAAGGTTTGCGCAGAGGTGCTCAACGACCCCGCGCTCGAGACACAGGTGCCGAACGCCTCCAAGACGAAGATCACCATTCACGCACTGCGGAAAATCTTTAGAGTGTAATTGAATATTCCCATTTAAATCCCCCCGAAGTCTTGGTTTTTCCTCTACAGCATTTGCTTATACCCGAATAGTCACTTCCAAGAGATTCTCCAGCCTGTATCATAGAATCAAAAACTGCAATTAGGTCGCCATCTAACGAAAGTTGTCTCACACTTTTCCAACGCATCGCCTCACTAATTTTTTTACGAGTTTCTTCACTTGCCTTTTTTCCAAAATTGGGATTGTTTTCTCCTTTAGTAGCATCGCTAATTTTTGCACGCGTCTCTTCTGTAGCTTTCTTTCCTTTCTGCGCCTCACTCATCTTGATCTGAGTTTCTTCGCTCATAGGCGCTCGCCCTTTCTGCGCCTCACTCATCTTTTTACGAGTTTCTTCGGTGTGGGTTTTTCCAAAATTGGGGTTTTTTCTCCTTTATTTGCCTCGCTCATCTTTTTTCGAGTTTCTGGATGGGTTATAACATTAGTATTTCCTCCAGACTCCAGGTTATATCCATTCTGATAAAGTGTGTTCCTTTCGCGGATTTCGAGGATCTCACGGGCATTCAACTCTTCGGTCGGTATTTCACATATAACTGAAAACTCAAAATTTTCAACCCCATGTTTATCGAACGCTGATTTCAT